TTACAGCCTCCAATGGAGCTGGATCGACTGGCCGTCAATGGTTACCCGATCCAGAAGACCGGCCAGCAGCGCACGCTTGCGGTCTGTGTCCCCATCGGCAAAGCCCTGCCGGTAGTCCTCTACGGCAGCAAGGAACAGATCTTTGGCGGGCACCTCATCCGGAGCGTTAAGCTGCGATTCCAGCGCAGCCTTTTGTGCTGACAGATCGTTGACCCGCTGGGTGATGGATGCCATAGGGATGGAGCCTATCTGATACAGCTCAATCAGACGCTCGATCTGCCGCTCCAGCTCCGCGCAGGTGCGGCGGAGCTTATCCTTGTCAACACGTACTGTCTTGGCGGCGTCGGCAGCCATAATCGCGTGATCTACGGCAGCGGAGCTGGATACCATCGCATCCACCTGCTGACATACCAGGTGATCCAATGTGCTGATCTCCCAGTTGTCATTTTTGCAGTCTGGGTCACGCACAAATTTGGGGCTGCTTTTGGCTCTGGAATAGCATCTGTAATATCCATGATTGGCTGAGTACCGGGCTCCGCAGCGGCCGCAGTACAGAAGGCCTGAGAGCAGGTAGCCCGCCCGGAAAGGGTTGCGCTGGGATGTTGTTTTTGCTGCCTCACGGGACAGGCTGTTGAGCAGTTGGTTGGCGGCGGTAAAGACACGTTCCTCCACAATGGGCTGATGTACTCCATCATATTCCTGGCCCATGAAATGGACTTTCCCAATATAAAGGCTGTTCTTCAGCACATTGCGGACCTTTGCCGCCGTCCACTTTGTGGTGTATTTTGTGGATAAAATATGCCAGATCGCGTTGATGGACTTCCCGGCCAGGAAGAGGTCAAATGCCTCCCGGACCTGCATGGCCTCGTACTCATTGACGGTAAGGACGCCGTCGGCATAGGTATAGCCGGTGGGTGCGTTGCCGCCGCCGTGGAAGTACCCGGCCTTGCCCCGGCCGATCCGGCCCATGGTAAAGCGCTCGGTGATCTGATCCTTTTCCAGCTGGGCAAAGACGGACAGTATTCCGATCATGGCCCGGCCGAAGGGTGTGGAGGTGTCGAAGTTTTCATTGATGGAGACAAAATCAGTGCCGTGGGCCAGCAGTTCGTCCTCGATGAGGGTGAGGGTATCCTTCTGAGAGCGGCTGAGCCGGTCCAGCTTGTAGACCACCACAGCGTCCACATGGGTCTCCCGGATCTGCGCCAGCATGGTCTGGAGGGCAGGACGGTCCGTGTTCCCGCCGGAGTATCCTCCGTCTATATAGGTGTGCAGCAGCACCCAGCCCTTGGCCGCACAATAGGACTCCAGCCGGGCGGTCTGCTCCTCAATGGAGTAGTTCTCCAGCTGGTTCTCGGTGGAAACTCTGGCATAGCCGAATACCATCATTTTATCCTTGGACATGAGGCGTCCTCCTTATCTTAATATCAATGGTCTATATTTGGCGTCTTTAAAAGATTTTGAACTTGGGTGTATCTCAATGTGCAACTTTTAGTAATGTTACACCATAAGTGAGGGACAGCGTCAAATGCCATCATTGAAATAGTGTGATTAAAAAAGTCAACAAGAAGCTAACAAGAACTTCGTAGAATTTCCCAGTGTTTTTTTGGCTATTCTGCTGCTATAATATAAACGTAGCATAGTAAAGGAGGTGCGGTTATGGCTACAAAGAGTATCCTGAAAGATGTCCGCTTCCGGGACAAGTCGCTATGCCGCGGTTTTGCTACAGCACTTGAGCACGCAAAGGGAAAAAAGAGCAAAGAGGTCCGAATATCCAGAACGTGCCAGACTATCCAGAAGGATAAAATCAAAGATTTTTTTGGAGATAAATGATGGCAGGTTATTCGATACTGTCCCTCAGCGACATCATAGAAGAAAAGGGAGAGGATTTCTGTCGGGAGATCCTCTCCTCCTTTTCGTGTCCAAAGAACGGGGATGTTGAGCGATTTCTGACAAAGAGATCTGCAATCGATTTCGCGAAGCAGGGGATTTCTCAGACCTTTTTGGTATATGCGTCTTACCGGAAGGAAAATGTCATTTGCGGATATTTTACGATTGCCAACAAGTATATTGTAGTGAATAAGCACTCTGTTTCCGGCACACTTGGCAGACGCTTAAGAAAATTTGCAATGCCAAGTGCGGCTAAAAATGATTTGGTAATTATGGCTCCGCTGGTTGCTCAACTCGGTAAGAATTACACCAACGACTATAATAAACTGATTACTGGTGACGAGCTGTTGAAAATGGCTGAAGATCAGATTCGGCTTGCTCAAAGAATCATCGGAGGCAAGGTGGTATACCTGGAGTGTGAAGACGTTGATCGTCTGAGGTCATTCTATAGTGACAATGGGTATGTGGAATTTGGAAAGCGAAAGCTGGATAAGGATGAGCGTACTGAAATGAGCGGTACACACCTGATCCAACTGTTGAAGTACTTACATTAAAATCCTCAGCTGATAAGTTGGGGCTTTTTTGCGACTAAGAAACCCGAACAATACAAATGTTCGATTTCTGGCGTTTTAAGAGGCCGGGGCGTGAGCCCCGGCTCATTTTGCTTAAAGATACCGATCAAAGGCCCAGCAACTGCTTTTTTTTCTGGTCAAACTCGTCCTGAGTGATTGCGCCCATATCAAGTAACTCTTTATATTTCCTTATCTCATCTGCTGCACTTGCAGAAGCTGCAACAGGAGTAGTGCTTGATACTTTTTGGTAGCTTTGGATTTTGTCCATAAAAGCATTTGTAAGAGCCTCTATATTTTTATTTTCTGTAACAGATGCAAGGAGAGATGGTGCCTTTGCAGTAGATGTCATGCTAACTTTTGTTCCACCATCAGGGGTGGGTGTAAAGCCGACAGTTACGATGTCGCCCCAGGTAAAAGAAGTCATGCCTGCTCGTACACTATATTGAAGTCTACCAGCACTTACATTCTCACTTTTAATCTTGAATTTTGGTAGAGTTTCTGCAGCGGATTTCATTGCGGAAAAACAGTCAGCAGTGGAATAGGGAATTTCTAGTGTTGCATCACTGGATAGAAAAGACATTTATAGGTCCTCCTTTTATGCAGAATTACCGGAAACCAGGTTGCGCCAATTACTTTATCTTCCGCCGCAACTCTACTACCACGCCGATGATCTGGACCGGGATGGACTCGATCTCAGCGGGGGAGTAGGTGCGCGGAGGATAGGCCGGATTGGTGGGGCGCAGTTCCAGGCTGCTGGCCCCGGTCTGGTTACTTACTCTTGAGCATCAATATCCAAATAATTAAGACCGCGACCAGAAAGGAACGATACTAATACACCATTATTTTCAAAATCCACAGTTCCAGATCCCTCGGAAATGATTTCAGATATGCTGCTGTAAATCTCTTCTGAATTGTCATGGCTGAGCAGATCGAACAGGATACTGCAATAGGCGCCTGCGGATGTGATCACGTTTTCATTGTTTGTGCTGGAATCCCAATATAACCGCACGCTGGTCAAATTGCCTGCGTCGTTGGCCTCCATGGTCAGCTGCAGCCGGCCTAGGTCATCGGCGAGCATGGACTCTCCAGAACCAGGATACTCTCCAAGGCCGAGCAACACCCCATCTGTATCGGATTCCACCATATTGTTGATCTCATTGACAATGTCCTCTGGTGTGCAGGTAAATGCCCCATTTTCTACCGATATCCGTCCAGACAAGGTGTTAGCAGATTGCTGACTACATCCGCACAATAGAGCGAAAATAAGTCCCAAAAAGAGAATGCTCTTTCTCATGTGGATATCCCCTCTTTCCTGTGTCCCAAACGGACACAAAATTTTTTTCGACAAATTTCTTCCTTCGGTGTACCAAAACGTACAACAAACAGGCCTGTTCCACCTATAGGTAGACGATACTTTTTGAAAGGGGGCCTGTTCATGGTACAGAATGACATCATGACTGAGGCGCTGGAGCTGTTCCGGCAGCTCTCCGAGGAGCAGCAGCTTACTTATCTTTCGCGTCTACGATCCCTTTTAGCTGAGCAAGAACAAGCTCCTGCTGATCCGGCGTGAGCTGGCTGAACAACTGAGTAAATTCTTCTTCACGCCCGTTGGCCGGTAGGCCAGCGGGCGATATTTTTTCACCCAAGAGATCGCTAGTGGTGACGCCAAGATACTCAGCCAGCATTTGGACTTTTGCGACGGAAGGGGTTTGACCGCGTTCCACGTTGTTGATAAAACTACTGCCCACGCCGCTTTCTCGACACGCAACCGTAGGTTTTACATCCCGTAGATTGCAGTAGTATTTGATGTTTTGCACAAAAAGTTGAGCATCCAAGCGGCATCACTCCTTAATTAAGAATTATGCACTATGCGGAAAATACTTAAACAAGGATAAATACATTGACAATCCTTGATTAAGGAATTAAGATTAACCCGTAGCAAACCACAGGTTTACCGGCAAGCAGGAAGGGGGGGGATATGTGGTTTCAGCAGCCGGAAGCAGAATGTTCTTTCAGTCTATCGAAATCCCGGGCGTAGAGAAAAAGGTCATCCAGACATCTCCAGGATGCGTACATATTACTTTGATGGTTTGTGAGGGACGTGATCCAAAACTCGTGCGTAAGCGGTATTTAGATGCCTGCACATCCCAGATCCCGATTGGGCAAGAGGTGACGGTCTCTACTATTGATTCAGGACGTTGAAACGCCGGTATCCACTTTTGCGGTTGAACCTACTGGTAAAATCTCAGTAAGCATCAATTCCGCAAACCTTCTCTGGTAAGGCGTCCAATATTCTTCTTTTCGCAAGTGAAAAGTAACGACGCTTTTATCAACTTCAATTCGTTCCGGGTCAATGGGAGGGAATGCAGCATTCAAGGCAGCTTGTATCCCAGTGTAGCTTACTGCCCCTTTCAGCGCCACACTTTTAACGCGATCAGGAATTTGCCCGATGGGAAAAACCTCATCGTTTTGCAGCTCGAAGTAATGCTTAACCTTGTGAATACATGAGGCCATGCCCATCTCTGACAAAAAACGCTGTATCTGAGAGATTGTGCTTTCATCCAAATCCAGGTTGGCATCACAGGCGTATACCGTAACAGTATAAGGGGCGGAAGTGCATACCCGTACCCATTGTAAGTTGGGAAATCTATCTGTCAGCATCTTTTCATAAAACAACCTCGTCATTTTTATGTCCTTTCGTTGAAAGAAATTTATGATTAACCCATAGCAAACCACAGGTTTACCGGCAAGCAGGAAGGGGGTGAGCGGAGGTGGAAGAACTGACTTTTGAAAAGCAGACGGAAATCCATGATAAGATCATCCAACTGCTGGAGCAGGAAAACTGCACTGTGCGGCAGGCCAAAGCCATTTTGCTCCGATGTGGAAGAACCATTGAAGGGACCGCAGCAGTGCAGTTTGTCCCCGGCCTGGATTACGAGTTATGATCCTCAGCTTCCATGGTCCGCATCAGGATGTACTGATCCAGCTGATCTGCTGCAATAGCCAAGACACACAGAGAGGTATTGCTTTTCATGCCTCCTGTACTGGATCTTGCAAGGTGCCGGAAGGTACAATCTTCCCGGCACTCTCCGTTGATAAACGGGCAAAACATTTTCCTCACCTCCTTTCGTTGGGAGGAATTTGAAAAATCACCATTAACCCGTAGCAAACCACAGGTTGTCCGGCAAGCAGGAAGGGGGGAGAAAAACATGGAAAATTATCCCGCCATCGTGCTAGGGCGAGTCAGTTATGAACTCCAGTGGAACAGTGCCCGTATTTGCGGAGAAGCATATATCCCACAAGAACTGGTGGGGAAATTTATGGAACTCATGGATGAGCTGGAGTTGTTCAATGAGTCGGCCCCCACGTAACTTTGATGTATGGACACTCGGTGTATTCATAGAAGTTGCTGACCTTTGCTAACACAAAACGGCTATGCGGGAAACAATCCCGGACGATGTCCCGAAATGGCTCATGAAAATCATCTAAGTGTACAGAGATCAAGTAAGATGTGCCTAGGACGGGTTCATATTCCTCGCACTTTTGAAACAGCTTTTCCAGTTCGGCGTACGTCGGTTTTGTCTCAAAGTGAAGATAAAATCGAGCCTTCATATTACGCTACACCTCAATTGAGAATTTATGATTAATCCGCAGCAAGCCACAGGTTTACCAGAAAGCACGAAGGGGGGGAGATGCGATGCTGTTTTTAACATATCCGTACGACATTCCCGCTGAAGTAAAACAAAAGCTGCGCGAATTGCTGGAGCGGCAGACAGGACAAAAATGCCTGATCGCAGATCTGGGATGTACAGGTGTCTACTATGTCCCGGATCATCCAGACCTGTTTAAAGAAACGTGCGGATCAGAGCAAGTACAGCAATCGCCGTTGTGATAATGTAACGGATCCATTCGACGGCCTTTTCACGGGCGATCCTGTTTCCTTCCTGCAAAACGGCTCGCGCTTTATCGCTTATGGCGTATAATCCCGCAACCTCATTGTTTTCTACGGACAGAGTTCGTAGAAGATAGTCTCGCTCATAAAGTGAGTCAATGCGGGAAGAAGAATACTCCGGTGCGGATAGCTTAGCCATTGTACCTTTGGAGATGGGTTCTGGTTGCTTATTTAGCCAAAAAAGAAAGCGTCGCTCCTCGTTGCTTATCATGATGTATCACCACATTGTTATGATTAACCCGTAGCAAACCACAGGTTTACCGGCAGGCAGGTATCCGCCGAATTTACGGAGTACAGACCGCCTGTTGCCAGGCGGCAGGGCGATAATTCACCTCATCATTGGAGAGCATGGGACCATAGGTACAAGAAATGCTGGGGATCGCTCCGGTAATACCATCCAGGAGGCCATTAGCTTCGCGCAGGGCAGAGCCAATGCCTTCGTAGTCACAAAGGGCCTTAGACATACCAGAAATATCGCTGATGGACATCCACATTGTTACTCTGCTGTAAAGCAGGGACGGGTCATTTCTGCCCGCCTCTCATAGTTACCTATGAGTTCAGACTGTGCCTTCATCCCGGTGGGATGCTCCGTGTCCAGTCGTTACACCTTCCCTGTATAGGGCTTGGCTCGGCGTAGTCTGCCAGCCGGAAACCTGTGGTTCCATTTTATCACATAGAACAGAGGCGAACAAGCCTAAAAGGAGGTGAGGCTTCATGAGGATCAGAGAACATAGAGAGGCCATGGGCCTGACCAGGATCCAGGTGGCAGACCGGTTGGGGGTAACTAAGGTCGCCGTGCGAAAGTGGGAAGTGGGCCTGGCCATGCCCAATGCGGATAAGCTACCCGCTCTGGCTGATCTGCTGAACTGTTCCATCGACGCCCTCTATGGCCGGGACAGTCCGGAGGAGCGGGACGCCAGCTGATCTGTACAATCATTTTAACCCAACCAGGAGGAGATAACCATGCCGGGAGACTACCGGAATATCTATAAAAACGCACGAGCTGTAGCCGATATCACCCAGGAAGCGGCAGCTGAGAGGCTGTGTATCAGCGTGGAGAGTGTGCGGGCCTACGAGACCGGCCAACGGATACCGCCCAATCATGTCGTATCCCGGATGGTGACTGTTTACAATACCCAGTGGCTGGCGGTTCAGCACGTCAATCTACACGACGAGTTGGCGGCCAGTATCATCCCGATGATCCAGCCGCGCACCCGGATGGAGGCAGCGATTCGATTTGCCAACCGCGTTAACCGGTTCATCAAAAAACACTCATTAGAGCGGCTGCTGGAGATTACGGAAGATAATCAAGTCGATCATGAGGAGAAGGAAGACTATAACGAGATTGTTGAGGCAATGGGAGATCTTGCTCAAAGCTATCTGGAGCTGCGTTTCTGCGATGAGTGACACATCAAAGGAGGTATCGATGTATGACCAAGCGTGAGTGGGAGGCCATGACCCGCCGGGAACGGCGCCAGTGGTACCTGGAGACCATTAAGGGCGGCGTTAGGCTGCTGGCCGTGTTCGTCATCGCCGCAGGTCTTCCAAACTGGATGCCAAACTGGGTGGGATAGGACAACCCGGCGGCAGCATAAATGGAAAAAGGAGGTGGCGCGCAATGGTCGATATGAGCAAGGTCAAGGTGACCAATATCATGGCGGATGGCTCTATCTGTGAGGATCTGAGTACATACCTTGAGACCCATACTCTGCCGGATGATGTGCTGCGGATGATCCTGGGATTTATCCGGGATGGACGCGCCATCCGGGAGCAGAAAGAGCGGGGTGCGTCTCATGAGTAGGCAGAAAGAAAGGCCCCCCTGTCTGTGGGCGCAGACAGAGAGGCCAAACGATGGTTTCGTGCATGAAAACCGCTATTATGATACCACAAATGGCCGAATTTTACAAGGGAGTGAGTAGGTTGGAGGGCAAACTGCGCCATCTAAAGATCGATACACAAAGAGGTATCTTTGAACTGGACGGCCTCCCGATTATGGAACAAACAGTCAGTTGTACGATTTATTATCGCGGGCAGGCATCACCTGTTGTAGAACTGACGATTCTCGCGGATGTTGATCTTGAGGGCTACTTAGAGGTCCAAACAAAGAACATAAAAGGGCAACGGCAGAAATGATTGTTGGAATAATAAATTTCCAGTCAACTTGTGGGCGAAGAAAGGCCAATCCTTTTAAGGGAATATGAGAGTTAAAAATAGTGGGATGAATTTTTCCGTCCATTGTTCGAATTACTTCCCCATCGTGAAAAACTTCTCCGTTTATATACCCCGCTAAGATACAGTCGGCCAATATCTCCATATCTTCAAAACTCTCATTCCACGAGTCGATTATTTCACCACTTTGCACTCGTTTAATCATCTTTCGCATTGCACGTTTATATTCACGCTGAGACCGAATCATGAATATACCTCCTTCCCGCTTTATCAGTATATCACAGGGCGGGAGGTAGATAAATAGGCCAGCGCCAAGCTGACCAACCGGATTTTTGCCTTTGCGGAGTCCCATGCCGACCGGCGACTGCTGCGGATCGCGGAGGACAACGTCATTGATGCCCAGGAGCGGCCCGAGTTTGACGCCATCCTGGAGGACCTGCAGGAGATCGTGGAGGCCGCGCTGGAGCTGCGGTGCGCCCGGGAGTCCTCATAGGACAACCAGGCGGCAGCATAAATGGAAAAAGGAGGTGGCGCGCAATGGTCGATATGAGCAAGGTAAAGGTAACCAATATCATGGCGGATGGGTCCATCTGTGAGGACCTGAGTACATACCTTGAGACCCATACTCTGCCGGATGATGTGCTGCGGATGATCCTGGGATTTATCCGGGATGGACGCGCCATCCGGGAACAGAGAGAGCGGGGTGCGTCTCATGATTAGGCAAAAAGAAAGGCCCCCCTGTCTGTGGGCGCAGACAGAGAGGCCAAACGATGGTTTCGTGCATGAAAACCATAATTATCATACCACAAATGGCCGGATTTTACAAGGGGGTGCTGGGTATGTGGAGTGCTGAGCGATGGGCACCGATGGATCTGCGGCGACGAGGCCAGCTGGGCCCCCATGACGGTGAGCTCATTGTCCTGCACATGATCCCCAAGACACAGGCCCGCAGCGAGCGGTACTATGTCGGCCGTATGGAGATCTGTCAGGGACGTACATATTTGAGCGGCTGCGGTTCTACGGTCGCTATGGCGGGGCTGTGTAAACGCTACGACCTGCGATGGATCCGGTTGCAGGAGGATGGAGGTGACGGTACATGTCGGATGTGATCCGTGTCCAGCGCAGTGTTGGGTACACCGTGCTGCCCAACGGCATCCTGCGGGATACCGGGCTGTCCCTCAAGACCAAGGGGCTGTTTGCCATCATTCTGTCCCTGCCGGAGACCTGGGACTACAGCGTGGCCGGGCTGGCCACGGTGGCCGGCTGCGGCCGGGATGCCATCCGCTCCGCCCTGGGAGAGATGGAACAAGCGGGCTATCTGACCCGCACCCGCTCCCATGGCGAGGGTGGCAAGTTCACCGGCGTGATCTACAACATCCGGGACCAGGCTGAGCCATTGTCGGAAAACCCGACTATGGTGGAAGAAGAACCATTGTCGGGAAAACCGACGACGGTTGAACCAACATTGGAAAAACCGTCGTCGGAAAATCCGACGCAATTAAATAAAGATATATCAAATAAAGACTTAATAAACCCCCATAGTCCCCCAGAGGGGGACAGGCCCCAGCGGAAAAAGCGGCAGCGGAGGTCCAAGTCAATCCCCACCTGGAAGCCGGAACGGTTTGAGGCCTTCTGGGACTACTACCCAAGAGGGGAGGACCGGATGGGGGCCGTGGAGGAGTGGGACAAGCTCCAGCCGGATGACGCCCTCATCGACCGGATGGCCCGGGCGCTGGCCCGGCAGAAGGCCAGCGAGGAGTGGCAGCGGGGCATTGGTATCCCATACGCCTGCCGGTGGCTGCGCAAGCGCCGGTGGGAGGATGTACCGGCCCAGCCTCAGACGCAGACGCCGTCGCCTCAGCGGGTGGTTGAGAGGGACGGTGTGCCGGTATGGTGATCCAGGACATGGAGGCCGCCCAGGAGGCGGTACTGGGTTCCCTGCTCATCTCACCGGAGCTGGTGGGGGAGGTGCTGGCCCAGGTACAGGACCGGGACTTCGTCAACCCCAGGCACCGCATGACCTATCAGGCCATCCGCCAGTTGTTTGTGACGGGGCAGACGGTAGACCCTATCCTGCTGCTCCCCCTGCTGGGAGCGTCGGAGCAGCAGCCTTGGCGGGAGTACCTCATCAACCTAATGGACAAGACCCCGACGGCGTCCAACATCTGGGAGTATGTGGCCGTACTCAAGGAGCAGGCCCGGCTCTATCAGCTCTGCCTGCTGGGGGAGCGACTGGCCCAGGCGGGTAGCCTGGAGGATGCAGCCAAGTGCCTGGCCGACGGCAATGCCCTGATGGTGGACAAGCCGGGGCTGCGCTACGTCACTATGGAGCAGGCGCTGCTGGACTTTTACGACAGGCACAAGACCAGGAAGGAGTATCTCACTTGGGGGCTGGACAAGCTCAATGACCGGCTCTTTGTGGACCGGGGGGATATGGTGGTACTGGGAGGCTACGCCTCCGCCGGCAAGACCCTGCTGGCCATCCAGTTCGCCTGGCACTGGGCTAAGCTGGGGCGGAAGGTGGGCTTTTACTCCCTGGAGACCGGCGAGGCAAAGCTGGAGGACCGCCTCATCGCCTACAACATGAGGCTGGACTTCGGCAGGATCAAGCGCTCGGAACTGACCGAGGAGGATTACAAGGCCCTGGCGATGGCCTCCAAGCGGCTCATCCAGCCCGCCTTGGAATGGGTGCCTGCCAGCGGCATGACAGTTGACGAGATCCGCTCCTCCGCCCTCAGCCGGGGGTATGACGCCATTTTCATCGACTACTTACAGCTCATCCAGGGGGATAAGCGGCGCAGCCGGGCCGAAGAGGTGGCTGGGATCAGCATCGGGCTGCATCAGCTGTCCCAGAGCACCGGCATCACAGTGGTGGCCCTGTCCCAGCTGTCCCGGCCAGAGAAGGGCGGGGACGGGGTGAAGGCCCCCACACTGGCCTCCTTGCGGGAGTCCGGGCAGATCGAGCAGGATGCCGACGTGGCCATGCTGCTCTACAAGGAGGAGGACACCCCACATAGCCGGCGGATCCTGCACATCGCCAAGAACAAGGAGGGCGAGACCGGCAAGATCTATCTGGCCTTTGACGGCGCCCATCAGCGGCTGTATGAGTCGGTGGTGGACGCTCCAGCCCCCAGGAAACGGCGGGAGCCGGAGTACAAGCAGGTGCAGTTCACAGAGATCATGGAGGATCCGGACGATCCATTCCGCGAGAAAGGAGACCAGCATGGACAAAGCCAGAGCGGCCCAGCTGCTGCGGCTGGAGATCCTGCGCCGGGAGGCCCTGGCACGGGCCAGCAGCTTCCCAGCGGATCACCTGCAGGTGGCCCAGGCGCTGACTCTGGCAGTCCAGGCTCTGGAGGAGGATCAGCATGAGGATAGGCGAGAAGATCACATGGACCCCGGCGGCCTTTGAGCATGAGCTCAGCGGCGAGCGGGCCAACAAAATGCGCAAGCTGCGGTCGGTGACTGGCCGGATCGTCTACATCCATCCGGCCCGGCGGTATTACATGGCGGAAGCCAAAGTGGGCAATGAGACCATCCGGGAGTGCTTCCCGATGGAAAACAGATAGGAGTGTTCGTGCATGAAGACTTTTGCAATCGTGAATAGAAAGGGCGGGGTGGGCAAGACCACCACCGCCGTCAATCTGGCCTATGTGCTGGCAACCAGCTGCCGGCTGCGGGTGCTGTTGGTGGATGCCGATGGGCAGGCAAACGCTACTCAGACCCTGTCCGGGTTCTACCAGCTCCAGCTGCGGAGCACCCAGGGGGAGACCGTGAGATCCGGCGAAAGCCGTAAAATGAGTTGAGGAACGGCTTTCAGAATTGGAGGCCGCGGTGAAGGGACTGAGAGCAGCAGAGGAGCCCACTCAGTACTACACATCCAAATATTCAGGCGAGGAGATTGACGCGCTGCTGGATGTTGTGGCGGCTCAGCAGGCGGCAATAGAATAATTTTCTGCCTGGGTGTATGAAAACATACATCATTTTTATGAGAGCCGCTATAGGTGGGAGGTAGTGCTATGATCAAGTTTGACAACTGGCGCATTTTAAACCAAGGAAAGGTATTGGCCCGACAGTATGACAATCTGACTCGGGAATTGAGAGTGGAAGGAATTATCCCGGAGGGCTGGACTTGGGATCTGCTGGTGCAGGCAGGCAAAAACCTGGATATTGTTCGCCTGAGCCAGGGAGAAAACAGCCTGTCTGTGATCCTTACAGCTGAGATACTGGCATTGTCCGGATACTATGTTCTTCAACTGCGGGCCACACAGGGAGAAAAGGTCCGGCACACCAATGCGATCCGGGTATTTGTACCGGAAAGCCTGTCCGGTGACGCACAGTGGCCGGAAGTGCCCACAGAGTTTTCCCAGGCTGAGGCGGTCATCCGGGAACTTAACGCCCATCCTCCGATCCCGGGCGATGAGGGATTCTGGCTGACTTGGGATCTGAAAACAAAAGAATACATCAAGTCGGAATTGCCGATGCCTGAATTGCCTGAAGGCCCTCAGGGGCCGGCAGGTCCCCAAGGCGAGCCTGGCCCGCAGGGGCAGAAAGGTGATACCGGTCCTCAGGGACCCAAGGGAGATCAAGGAGAGCGCGGTGTGAAAGGCGAAAAAGGTGACCCCGGAGAGGCAGGACCTCAAGGGGAAAAAGGCCTGCAAGGCGAAGCAGGACCCCAAGGCCCCACGGGAGAAACCGGCCCGCAGGGACCTGCCGGTGCTGTTGGCCCGCAAGGAGCGCCTGGTGAGAAAGGCGAAAAGGGCGAACCGTTCACTTATGATGATTTCACCCCGGAGCAGCTTGCGTCGTTGAAGGGCGAAAGGGGTGACAAAGGTGACCCCGGCCCTGCCGGTCCCCAAGGTCCACAGGGCGAGCAGGGCGAAAAAGGTGACCCCGGAGAGACCGGCCCTCAAGGAGAAAAGGGTCCGCAAGGCGAAGCAGGACCCCAAGGCCCCACGGGAGAAACCGGCCCACAGGGACCTGCCGGTGCTGTTGGCCCGCAAGGAGCACCTGGCGAGAAAGGCGAAAAGGGAGATCCATTCACTTATGATGATTTCACCCCGGAGCAGCTTGCGTCGTTGAAGGGCGAAAAGGGTGACAAAGGAGACCCTGGGAGACAAGGTGAGCCTGGCCCACAGGGCCCCAAGGGAGATCCGGGTGAGCCTGGTCCTGTGGGTCCCCAAGGGGAAAAAGGCGAAAAGGGTGACGCCGGCCCGGCCGGCCCACAAGGCCCGCAGGGCGAAAAAGGTGTTCCCGGAGAACAGGGACCGGAGGGCCCTCAGGGAATCCAGGGCGTACAGGGGCCGACAGGCCCGCAGGGGCCGGCAGGCGCCGACGGATCGCCCGGAAAATCCGCTTATCAATCCGCTGCTGAGGCGGGATACACCGGGACGGAAGCAGAGTTTTACGCCGCGCTTGTCACGCTGAAAAATGCGCCGTTTCTTCCGCTCTCCGGAGGAACGCTGACCGGGAATCTGACTGGCCAATACCTCACGGGCACATGGCTCCATGGGACAGCGGACAACCATCTGAGCGGCGCGGCGACTAAGATCTGCGTCCAGGATCAGGATGGATGGGTGTACCACAGGACAGCGGCGGAGATCCTCAATGATATCGGTGTTCCTGCGGCCATCCAGTCCGCAATCGGTGACGCCATGGCGGCAAGCTATTAAGGGGGGACCACAATGGCAAATGTACATACCACATTGACCTCCCTGTTTGACGATATCGCCGATGCGATCCGCGATAACACTCCCGTCACTGAGCAGATCAAAGCAGATGCCTTCCCGGCATACATTCGCATGCTCGGATACGACGGCACCATCCCGGCCACCCCCAGCGTGCTCGACAGCTGCCCGTGGGACTTTATCCGGTGGGCCAGTGATGAGGGGATCGCCGACCTCCTCTGGAGCGTGGGGGATCGGAAGGCAGTTACATTAGGCGCATGGGGCGGTCCGTGGACCTCGTATCAAGTGTCTGCGGGCACATATTATGCCTATATCATAGGGTTTAATCATAACAAAGAGTTAGAAGGCGATAAACGGATACACTTTGAGTTCGGCTTTACGCAACTGTCTGACGGTACACATATTGCATTTAGCAATGGTGCGTATAATCTGTATGTAAATGATTCGAGCCAATCGACTCTAACCAGGATGAATATGATCAATACTAATTCTGGGGGATGGGAATCATGTACTATGCGTACTGGCACTCTAAACGGGGAAGATAAAAGCTTGCTGTCCGCAAGTCCATCCGATCTTGTTGCAGCACTTAAAACTGTAACAAAATATACTGATAATGCTGGCGGAGGCAGCGGTAGTGTGGAGTCAAACGTCACGTCAACGGTCGATACTTATTTTTTGCTGAACGTCCATGAGCTCAGAGGAACTGGTTCGATGAACACCTACGAAGCGCAAAAAACAGCGCAATACCAATATTATAAAAATGGAAACGAGCAAGGGAGAAACAAATCTAATGATACGTCAGTAGATGCAAAATTTCTTTTGCGATCTCCCAATCCGAGTAGCTCTACTCAGTTTATGGGCTTTGGCTCAGGCGTAGGCATATACGTCAATGCCAATTATTGCCTTGGGATCTCACCGGCTTTCTGCGTGTGAGGTGCCGGGTATGAACTGGATCGCACATAAGACATTCGACCGCTCGGCCCTTGGCGGGCCTGCGACCATCAAGAGGGGAGAGCGGCTGGAGGAGATCCGGGGCGTCCTTTTCCAGCACGGCCGTCCGGTCTGCCTGGCGGCCAGCCAGGCGGCCAAAGAGCATTTTGCGCCAGATGGAGACGGGCGGGGGCTGGAGCGGGGGGACATCACCAGGCACATCGCTTTCGGCCCAAAGCTGTCTGAGCTGCAAAAGTCCGTCATCCGCACCGACGCGTTTTTTCGCCGCTTTGTCCAGGACGACCCGGAGACGATCCTCTTCTCGGATGCCTTTTTCCGGGCATCTATCCTTGACCTTTATACCATATGCCGTAAATTGGGGGTGAAGTTATGAGCTATCGCGTGATGCAGGACGGCCGGGAGATCGGCGTATCTCCCACTATCGTCCACATCTTCCTCGGGGACAACGGCGCATACCAGGAGTGCCCGCCGGATGAGGCAGAAGGGTTCTGTGTTAAATTACCGCCTGATACCCAAATGCCACTTGAGGATGGTACGGCTGTAGTGGAGCCGGGGGCTCTCCGTGACACTGTATTTTCTCTTCCTGGTAAGAAGCTTCCTGGTGCAGTCGGAGAGGCTGCGTACAAAATGCAAGAGGAAACGCCATGAAAAAGATAATTGATATACCGCTGACTTCCGTCGCCTCTGTAGAGTTGTTTCTCAACAAATTCCGCTATTCCATTGCTCAGGTTTCCGCTCAGGCCCAGAAAAAGCGCAGGGACTGTAAGGCGTATGTGGTCACTGGCGGTATGTGGAACCGGGATGGTTCCGCCTGCCCGCTGCTGAAGGCGGATGGGGAATGGATCTCTCCCAAGCCGTGGAGCTCCTACGGCTATGCCTGGGACAGCGGCCCCGATATTATGCTGACACTGGACCGGGATGCCAAGGACAACTTCTGGTCCACCACCTGCCTCATCGGACCCAACGGCCCTGTGGAAAAGCCCAGCTATGATAAGGTGGGACAGGGCGGCAAGCGTGGCAGGGCTGGTATTGGAACCAAACCCGGCTATCTGCGGCTGTACGCTTCCCAGGACGGGACAGCGGACGCCCGCACCCCGGAGGCCCTGCGGGACGACATGGCCGCTGACGGCTGCACCTCCTTCGTCATGGGGGACGGCGGCGGGTCCGCTCAGTGCTGGTTTGACGGCCAGACCATCAAGGGGGATGGCCGGAAATGCCATAATTACATCATCGTATATGTGAAGAAAGAACCGGCGGATACCCCGCCGGACAAGGAGGACAAGCCTGTGAGCAAGCCTGTTGTATGCCTGGACCCGGGCCACGGGCCTGGGTGCGCCAACGGCTCTCTGGATGGGAGCTACAAGGAATGTGAGTTTACCTGGGATCTGTACACCCGCCTGCGGCCTCTGCTGGAGGGCAAGGGGATCACCGTGGTGGGCACCAGAGATCAGAAGAGCGACTATCCCGGCCTCAGCGCCCGGGCCTCGGTGAGCAACCGGGCGGGGGCGGACCTGTTCGTCTCCCTCCACTCCAACGCCGCCGGGAGTTCTGCCCGGGGGTTTGTGGCCTTCACCTCCGCGCCCCCGGAGACGGCGGCCCGGAACCGTTTGGCCGCCGCCATCATCAGCCGTATCCGGGCCGCCGGTGTGGTGCTGTGGGGGAGCGGGCTGGCCCACGAGATGTACACGGTGCTGGCCTCCACCACCGCCCCGGCAGTGCTGCTGGAGTACGGGTTCCACACCAACGACCAGGACCTGGCCCTGCTGAAGGACGCCGCCTACCGGGACAAGCTGGCCCGGGCCACCTGCGCCGGGATCTGCGACTATCTGGGGCTGGAGGTCAAGGAGCCGGAGGAGGAGAGCGGACAGCCCAACCAGCCCGACGGCTGGGCCAGGGAGGCATGGAGCAAGGCGGCTGCCGCTGGGATCTTCGACGGCACCCGGCCCAGGGACCAGCTCACCCGGCAGGAGGCCGCCGTGGTGCTGGACCGGCTGGGGCTGCTGCCCGGGAAAGGAGCCTGACATGGAGCACATCAATTCCTTCAAAGCGGCGGTGGCCGCCCTCTGTGCAGCCCTCACCGCCCTGTGGGGCTGGTTTGGGTGGGTAGTGGTGGCCTGGGTGGGCTGTATGCTCATCGACTACGCCACCGGCTCCGCTGCCGCCCTGCGGGCGGGGGAGTGGTCCAGCAAGACCGCCCGGGACGGCATTTGGCACAAGCTGGGCAGCGTGGTAGCCGTCATCGTGGCGGCCATTCTCGATACAGTTATTGGCCATCTACTGGGCAACGTGCCCGGAGTGGAGCTGCCATTCACCTACACGGTGCTGCTCTGCCCTCTGGTGGTCATCTGGTACATCCTCACCGAGGCCGGCAGCATTATCGAGAACGCCGGCGCTCTGGGGGCCCCCATTCCCGCCTGGCTCACCAAGATGATTGCAGCATTGGAGTCTAGGGTGGATCAGGCGGGGGACAACCTGGAGAATTGA